TATTTTGATACCACTCTTCAAAAATATTATCTAACATTTCATTAAATGTGTAAACCTTTGATAATTTATGTTCTTCATTATCTTTAATATAAGCCTGCTCTATTGATTGTTTATTACATTCTAAGTGTATAATCATATCACAATAAAAATCATTATACTCAAGACCTTTCCTTAATAATCGTGGTGTTTGAACTCCCTCAATTATTAATGGTTCTTTTATTTCTTCAATTAAATCTTTAATAACATACATGCTTTGTTTAAATCCGTATTCCATGTATTCATCTGTTATTATTAATTTTCTTTTTAATTTTTCTGCAAGTAAACGTGCTATTAATATTTTACCACTTTTTGCATGACCATAAATAATTATCCTATGTTTATCTAAACATTGATTAATTAATTCATCTGTAATTAACTCATCTAATTTACCAAACTCTATTGCCATTTGTTTCTATCTTTTATGTAACTCAAATGATTTAAAAAAGCTATCACATTCATGTTTAAATAATAATCCCATTTGCTCCTATCTTTATTACTCAAGTTATCCAATGTAATATACCAACTCCAATAATCTAAGTGCTTTTGCTGTTCAGTTCGTTCTCTATCGTCTGTCTCGCTGTTTTCATTTGATTTACCAAATAATCCTCTATAGTTGGATACAATTCCTCTATAACCTTGCAAAAAAAAACACATAAAGGATAAACAACTCCAACACTCATGCTGTTAATGTGCCTTAGTCTTTCATTGTAATCCATTTCAACTTCTTTCAATTTAAACCAACTAACTTTATAAGGCTTTATAAACATTGCTACTAATTGTGGCAAATTAGCCATTATTGATTCCTCGCTTTCAGTTAGCTTGCTTATGCTTATAAAGTCACCGGCACTTAATTTACTGATGTCATAATTAACTATCCAACGAAATCCATTATGCCTAAACACTTCTTGATGCTTAGGAAATTCCATTTTAACAATAAAGTTTACCGATTTAATAAGTTCTTTTAATTGATCTATTCTAATTTTCTCAATATCAGCAACAGGCATATCAGTTAAAATGCTTATTACTCTTATTTCTCTATCAATAGGATCAATGTCTTTATCCTGAATAATATCGTATATCAATGGAAATTTCTCTATTGATACATCAAACCATGTAGTTGGAACTGTAATTGTCATCATAAATAAGTACCTTTTTAAATTAATATGTATCGCCCTTTTGCATTCTGCAAGTAACAATGGTATGATAGGCATGTAGCCATAACACCATCATCGTGAAATCCATTAGGTGCGCTGTATTTTATGTTTCTTGTTTTTGGGTTGTATTCGTATGTGAACATTTCCAACTCTTTATCTAACCAGTCCACATTGGTAAATATCACTTCTTTGTTTTGGTTGGCTACTATTAAACTTTCAACTATTTCTTTTTTACTTAATGCAGTTGTGATAAATGGTTCAATACGTGTATAGCTTCCGCATTCCTTTTGCAATAACTCGAATATAACATCACCTATTGAATTAACCTCAACTATGGTAGTGTTTACTTGAAACTCTTTTAATTTACTTGCTATTGCTTTTATAATTGAGTTCCAGTCGTTATGCCTCCAGCGTTCAATAAATATCTGCTCACCTTTTTCATTGAATATTGAAAGTACTGAGTAGTCATCTGCCCTACCTAAGTCAATCCCTCCATAACATTTACCTAATGGTTTGTTATCCGAATGTTGTCGGTTATTGAATAGCATCTGGCCACCATCTACAAACTCCGCTAAATACTCCTGCCTGAATATCATTTCGGGTAAAGTTAATTTAGCATCGTCTATTTCAGTCGGATTAATCATTGGGTTATCGTATGAAGTCATTGTGAACGACTTATATTGATTATTTATGCCATCAAGTTGGTGCATCTGATAAAAATGGTTTTTACCTTTTGGAGTGCTAATTAATAAAACCTTTTTGCCCTTAACTAAAACAGTTGCCCTTAATACTTCTGTCCATGCTTTCTCATCCATGAATGCAAACTCATCACAAACCAAGTAATCGAATGTGAAACCTCGAATGTTATCGTATCTCTCAGCACTAAAGAATTGAATGGTTGAACCTGTAATGTATTCGAGTACTAACTCCGACTGATTAACCTTTCTGTAAATTTCAGGTCTTTTTGCAAATGCTTTGAAACAGTCATCGAATACTTTTTTAGATTGTTTATAAATAGGACTTACCCATGCTATTCTAATGCCTTTATTATTTAAAGCCCAAAATAACATTTGATTAATAGCTAATAAAGTTTTACCAAACTGCCTACCTATATTGATAACGTAGTATTTGTGGTTTTCTTTATTTATACTATCATGTATTTTCTTCTGATTCGGATGTGGATTGTATAGTACTGCTTTCGCCAAAGTCTGCTGTGAATTTCATATTTCCTGAAACTTTCAATTCATGCTGTTCAATGTAACCTCTTTTTTTTGCTCTACATTTTAAATAAAACATAGTGCTTAATGGATTACCTTTTTTTATTTGTTGGTGCAATGCTGACTCCGCAAAGTCTAAAGCAACATTCTCAAGTTCCTTTACTGCCTGTCTGTATTCTTTATCTTCTTTTAACCACTTATAATGCTGAGTTCGTGATAGTCCACTTTCTTTACATGCAGGTGTTACAATGCCCAAATGTTTCTCTAAAGCATTCAATAACACCCTTTTAGCTTCGTCTGTTCGCTTTTGTTCGTTATTTTCTTTCTTTTCAGCCATTTTATTTATAAAGTACCAATATACCTATCTAAGTACCATTTAGCTTTTAATAAGTCTTCTTTTGTCTTTGTGAGGTCTTTTTTACCTGCTCTGCTAATATACTTAACTACATTGCCTAAATGAAAGTTTAGTTCCCATGCTTCTATTACTTTGATAGCTTCATAGGTTGTATCTCCTCCATAGTGTTTTGGGTTATTTACCGCTTCCATCTTTTATAACTGCAAGTAAGTATTCAAGTAATTGTTTTCTGCAATCCCCACAACCTAAGTTAAAAGGTTTGTTTCCACTCTTTATAGCTAACTCATTTAGTTCAGTCCAATTAAAAGTTGGTGAGTAATTTTTACCCATTTGCTCCCATTTGATTAATTGATCTGCTATGTTTTGTGGAATCATAATAAATACCTATCGTTTACCTGTTCAATTAGTGATGCCAATAAAGCAAAGGTAAAAGGAATAGTCAATAAATCAAAATAAGTTGTGAAGTTTATTATTTGATAAATTAGGAAACTCCAATAAGTTAAGCATAGCGGACATGTGAAAGGTTTTCTCATTAACCATTTAGGCTTAGGAATGTATTTTGCTATTATGTAAGTAGTTGCAAGTAGTTGTATCATTAATATCCTTGACTAAGTAAACAAACTGATTCTGCATGAGGTAAATGACCAGGGTTACCAAAGTAGGCAAAGAATGTAGAATGAGGGTGTAAAGGTTTTATTTTCTCTTTTGCTAAAATAATACTCATTACTGATTGATCATGTCGATGTCCTTTTACTCTGTTATCTTTACTAACTTGATTTGATTCATTAGTCCAGTCTCCCTCATAGTTTCCGTATGTTTGAGTTGCTTTAAAATACTCATTGAATAATTTAGTAGCTAAATGATTTTTAAAGTTAAATCCCATTAAGCAAGCCATTATCATAGGGTGCTCAAAGGATTCTTTTCTACTCATGTTAAAATTAGTTAGGCACTGATCAGAAGTAAAGTCACCAATAGTATACCCAATATTATCAAAGAATACAAATCCATTTATATTTATGTATTCAATAAACTTGTTTAAGTCTTTAATTGAATAAACACAACTATCTGCCCACACTACTATGTCATAATCTTTCCTAAGTTGCTGAATAGCATAAGGTTTAAATGAATAAGGTAAGTTTGCATGTCCAGGATGTTTAAGGTTATTGTCTGTAAACAAATGAAAATCAACACCTTTTAAAGAATCTTTTAATCTATCTGCATAATGAAAATAACGATCAGCATCTGCGTAAGAATATTTGTAACATTTACTTGCGTATGTGCAAAAGGCAATTTTCATTAATATAATTTATTAGTTGAAATATATCTGTAATGATAAACAGCTTCTTTTATTTCTACTTCTGTTTTAACTAATCCTAAGTTTTTAAGTTCCATGCAATACTCATAATCTTCAAAGTTAGATTGATTCTTGAATTTAACTTGTTTTGCTATTTCTCTTTTAACCGGTGTTATGTGGTTTGTCGGCCTTATGTATATTTCAAATCCTTTTGTAAAGTCTGCTCTATATTCAAAGTCTTTACTGATATACCATTGTTTCATATTATTGCCATCTGTAGTCATTATTCCATTGATAGCCAAAGCATCTGGATTAAGTTCTAATGCAGGCAGTATGTTATTAATAGCATTCGGCATTATCATGTCATCATCATCAATAAACCAAACATACTTACCCTGTGCTGAATTAATTAAATCGTTTCTCTTTTGCCCTGTTGTTTTTGCTCCTACCGGTGCATCATCTGTAATAACTTCAACAAGTCCAAAGGCATTAGCCATTTCTATTTGATTATTTAGTTCTGTGATTAGTTCTAAATAAAGTCTTGCTCTTTGTGGAACTGTTGGAATAAGTATTGATAAAATCATAAATATTTATTTTTTAGAAGTACATCACCTTGATAATCACATTCTATTTCAAAATTAGGCAATAGCTTTAAAATACCTTTTAACCC